TGCGCATTTTAATTAAGATTGGGGTGGTCTTCGGACCACCTCTTTCTACTAAACAGGAGTTTTAAATGGAAAGAAAAACTATGAAAGTTATATCAGAAACAGACTTATATGTATCACTCTTAACTGGTGATGCTGTTCGTTTATACGCAGGAGAAGCAAGAGAATTCCCAGAGTACATTGGATATGCTTGTATACAAGCTGGGGCTAAAGAAGTAAGAGAAGAACCTAAGCCTAAGCCTGAACCTAAAGTAAAGCCAAAACTCGTTAAAAAAACAGAGAAAAAAGAAGAAGAAAAGTAGATGGCTGGTACATTACAAGCACAACACATATTATCCAGGGTACGTAATGTACTTCAGGATAATACTAGTGTGCGTTGGACCGATGGTGAACTATTTGATTATTTAAGTGATGCACAGAGAGAGATTGCTAATATTCGTCCTGATGCTACTGCCACACATTCTAATATACAGTTAGTTACTGGTACGGAACAAACTATACCAACTGATGGCCTAAGGCTTGTAAAATTAGTACGAAATGTTGCAAGTACTTCTGCAAGTGCTACCGGCGGTAGAAGTATTCGAGTAGTATCAGAAGACGCTTTAAATAGTACAGAACCTAACTGGCATGACCCAACTGTAGCTGGTGATGCTACACACGGTACTGAAGTTAAACATTATATTTTTGATGGGGACGACCCTAGAGTGTTTTATGTATATCCCGGAGTAGCTGGTAATGCTTTTGTAGAGATTGTGTATTCTAAAAATCCTACTAGTATTGGTTCAAATACCGATTTAATACAAGTGGATGATATCTTTGCAAATGCATTGATTAATTTTATTTTGTATAGAGCTTATTTAAAAGATGGGGAGTTTGCTGGAAACCAACAACGTGCTGGTACTCATTATCAATTGTTTTCTTCAAGTTTAGCTAGAGGTGGAGTAGTTCAACAGGCAATACAACCAGACCAAGGAGCAATAAATGGCTAGTTTTGATTCGTTAATTAAAGACGTTTTACCATACGTTCCGGGTTGTCCCGATTCGTTAATAGAAACTACATTACGTTCTGCAACTATAGAGCTTTGTGAAAAAAGTAATGCTTATACTCATGATTTAGACCCAATAACTACAATATCGGGAACTTATGAGTATGAGTTTGACCAACCCAGTGGTACAGATGTACACCAAATACTATGGGCTACTTACGATGGTAATGATTTAGACCCAATTAGTCCAAGAAGTTTAGAATTAAATTATCCTGATTGGCGAGATAAGTCAGGTATACCAACTGTGTATTTACAAAAAACACCGGATACTTTTTGGTTAGTACCAGTTCCTAATGCAAAGAACGTAAATGGTTTACTACTAAATGTAGCATTAAAACCTAGTAGAACCACTAATAGTATAGATACTAATTTTAGTAATGATTATCGAGACGGCATTATTTATGGTGCTGTTTATAGACTGTTAAGAATGCCTAGTAAAGAATGGACAGACCCAGTAGCTTCTGCTGATTATTTTAACTTATTTCAAGCTCAGGTATCTGATGCAGAGTTAAGAGGTAGAGGTGGTAATATTGGTGTGAAAAGAACAGTAAAATACAAAGGTGCAGGTTTATCCCCAAGGAAGAGGTATGGACGATATGGCAAAGAATTGGACTATTAATGGTAAGGTTTTTGAATACATCCCTATAGAGGATGTAAAAGTTGCTTACAATACAATAGAACCAGATCTTAAAAAAGTAGCCGAAAAGTCTTACGCTGATTGGATACCCGCTGATGTATATGCAGCATTGCGAAAAGGTAGTTCTGAGTTATACATGGTGTATGAGGATAATTACTATGCAGGCTTTGTTATAGTATCGATTTTAGATGATGCTGGAGGAGAAAAAACATTACATATTTGGGTTGCTTATAGTAGACCCGGGTATAATATAATAGGTGCAGGTGTAGAGTTCTTAGAGGGTTTAATACAAAACACCAGCATAACAGGAATGGAGTTCCATTCCGACCGTTCTGGATGGAGTAGAGCGGCTAAAAAGCACGGATTTAAAGCAGTAACAACAGTTTATAGAAAGGAAGTATAATGGGTAGCAAACCAAGACCAGCAGAGTATAAGCCGAGTGAGACTGAAAAAACTCAAGCAGCTTTAGCAAAGTCCGATCAACAGTATTTTGAACAGACTTATGATCCTTTATTAAAACAAATGCGTGATGAGTCTTTAAAACAAGATACACGCCAAACTCTACGTGGTAGAGCTCAAGCCGATACCATGCAAGCTATGACTGGTGGCCCTCTTTCGTTAGGTACAGTTTCTGGAGTTGACACTAGTGCCAGTAGAGCTTTAGGTGCAGTTGGTAATATTTTAAATGCTAATGTAGTTGCCTCCGATGTAAAAGCTAATCAACAACTTGGGGTTTTAGCGACGGCTAGAGGACAACAAGCAGATGCTGGTAGTGGGTTAGCACAAGCCTCTAAACTAGCTAGATCCGAAGATTTGAATAGAGCAACTGCTTCTTTAAGTAGAAGTGTTAACATTATGGGTAATGTAGGTAAGATTGCTGCTGCTGCCGCTAAAGGAAAGGCTGCGGAGTACAGAGCAAAAAACCCCTTTAATAAAACGAATCCTTAATTATGATATCTTTTCCTAGTGAACCCAACTTTTCAGAAACTTCGCTGCAGGCTATACAAAACGATCCGCGACTCGGCGGCAACCCCGAAGAAATAAAAGACCCTGATAAGGTATTTGCTGATGTTACGAAAAGGCAGGCTGATAGATATGAGCGTGATTTCAAACCTTATGAAACTAGTTTAGTTGAGCGTACTCAAGCTGACACTAGTTTAATAGATGCAGTTCCACAAGATGTAGCACAACAACAGGGAATAGCTGAAGATATTAGTAGAAGAAACAGAGAAAGATTTGGGTTTGAATCTACGGCAGCCTTAAGTGAAGAAAGACAAAGAGCTCTACAAAGAGGAGGAGCAATTAATTTAGCGGGGGGTTTAAATGAAGCTAGGCTATCTCAATTAAATCAAAATCAAAAAGTTTTAAGTGATTTAATAAATATTGGACAAGGTTTAAATAGAAGCTCCCTATCTGGTTTAGGAGCTGCCGCAGAAAACTCAGTAGCAAGAAGAAATCAATACGAAAGAGATAGGGTAGCTTATAAAAATGCTAGAACTAGTATGTTAGCTAGCATTGCAAGTGCCCCTCTGGCATTCTTTTCTGATATACGTTTGAAGAAAGATATTACCTTTAGTCATAAAGAAGGTAACTATAATGTTTACACTTGGGAGTGGAATAAAGAAGCTGTAGAATTAGGTGCAGGCGATTTACCTAAATATGGAGTCCTTGCACAAGAAATAAAAGTACAAAAACCAGAAGCAGTTATGATACACGATTCTGGCTATCTAATGGTTGATTACGGGAAGTTATAATGGCAAAAAGAAATGAAGATGGTTCTTTTACCCCACAGAGTGAATTAGGTTTTGGAGACAAATTAGGGCAAATATTTGGTGCTGTAAATTATACGAATCCAAAAGAATCTCGAAATGCTAGTGAGCTAGAGGTACAAGAAATGATGTTTGCTACTGTAGATGCTGATCGAGCTGCAGAAGAGATGTTTCAAGAATATCAGAAAACTGGAGTAGATCCGCAAGGGTACAGAAGTAATATAACTGGAATGAGCTTTGGTGATTGGTATAAAGGTTATCAAGAACGTAAAAAAGACGGGACTGTTGATTTTATGAAAGATGTTGCCCCAGTATTAAGTGACAACCTTTTAGATAAAAGACATCCAGATATGTTCAAAGAAGTTTTAAAACAATCTGGAAATGAAGATTTTAAAAGAGTAAGTGTATCCGATTTACTTAATTCTGGACAAGTTATTGATGGTAAAACATATTTTGACCCAAGGGTTATAACTATGGAACCTGGCGAAGGTGGAACTTTTAAAGTTAGGGAAAACGCCGTTACTGCTGATGGAGTAAATGAAAGGGATGGGGGTCAATCTTTAGATGGTCTAATTACCGCTGATAGTATAACCGCAGCCTATGATGTAAAAGTTGCAAATTTAGAATCGATGTCACCTGGGTCTGCGTTAGGTAGGAACTTAATTAATAAACTAAGAAGTTTAGATTTAGATCCTTCAGACTTAGTTAATCTTTATCAAAATGCTGCCAACCCTAATGTAAGTAGAGAAAGAACTTTAGAAATTATAGATAAAATAGGTGCTACATATTCTGAAGCAGAAAGAAAAAGAGCAGAGGAAGCGAATGCGGTATCAATCAATACCCTTGGCGCTGGTACAGATTCTGTAACTCAACAGTGGAGGCAGATTAGCGAAGGTACAAAGAAATATGAGGAAGCCTTTTCAAAATTTATGGAGTCTGGTCAGGTTATTGAAGTCGACCCTAACAAATTTAGTAAAAAAGGCTTTTTAGTAGATGGCGAAAATTTAAAAGGAGCGGCTTTAATAGAGAACTTAAAAAAAGCAAAAGGGTATTTGACTGGAGAACTTTCTCGACCTGCTTCTTTACAAAGTCCGTACGATATAGCGACGGGCCTTTCTGTTTTTGGTGCTTCTGCTGATAATACTGCACTTACTGCTACTCAGTATGCCCAAAAGCCAGATAGAGTAAGAAAAGAGCTTTTAGGAAAAGACTTTACTATAAACGACATAGAATCGCTTTTTACTGAAGCACAGTGGAATAGTCTTAGCGAGCCCGAAAAGAAAGAAGCATTTGCCCTTATTGGAGAAATGTCTACAAAAAATATTTCTACTTTAGTTGAGACTAAATTAGCGGAAATTCAACCCGGTGGTGCAGGTCTTGATANAGAACAAGCTAGAACAGTAATTAAAAATAATAGAAACTATAGAGAGTTCTTTAATACAGGAACAAATTTAAAAAACATAAATGCTATGTTCAAAGACCCTGAAATTAAAGCAGACTTTGAAAGTTTAAGCCCACAAGAGTTTGCTACTAAATATAGTGTTGATGGAAAATTAGATACAAAAAGGCTTGTTGGTAATAATTTAAGTAATGCAGCTAAAGCTACCTTAAATGATGTTATATCAAAAGATAATTTAAAAGAGTTTAAAGTTCTTGCAGAGAACAACGATATTGAGGGTATTAAAAAACTAGTAAGCACAATTAATATTTCAGAAAAACAACAAGCGCTTTTAACAAAAGAGTTAACAGATACGGCTGGAGACCTTAGACAACTTAGTATAACTGAAAAAAACAGAGACCTTGCACAACAATATATTATGGCTGCTCTTGCTACAGCAAGACCTGACGCTCCTATATATGGTTTTCTAAAAGATATTAGTATTGGTGAATACGCAACAACTGGTTTATTTAACAGTAAAGGAGCAGCGAATGCTAAGGATGCAGCGAGCATAGAAGCATCCCTAAGATCTTCAATCCCAGAAAGTGAGTTTTCTCAACCTTTCTCTGATGCATATTCCGAGTTAAAAGATATTAACAAAGAGTATCGTACCGGCAAGCTTGAAAACCCTGAAATGAAATGGCAAGAATCTACTAAAGCTTTATCTAACATGAAGGCGCAAATGGGTCTGGGTAACGCGGCACAACAACTGGCTATGAGAACAGCTTATGCACAAGAAGTTATTAATAGCTTAAAAGAGTTTGTTGCAAGTGTAAAACCAAATCTTTGGGAGGAAATTACTACTCTTACTTTTGCTGAAGGCGGACAGTTTAAACTTTTTGGTAACCAGGTAGACGCAATAGCAGAACGTAACGAAAATGGAAAAATTATAGGATTAAGAATTGGTGATACAGTGACAACTATAAACGAGATGACAGGACAGTTCTCTCCAGAATTTATAAATGCACTTGTTGCTGCAGGCGATAGGGCAAACAGAAAACAACCTGCGAAGAATAGGTAAACATGTCTGATAATTTAGCAGACGCAATTTTTGGGACTCCTGAAGAGGTTGCGGCACAAGAAGAAAGAGTTAATAAAGAGCTACTCCGACAGGAATCGGAGCGTGTATCTCCTATTGATACTCCGTTACGTGAAGACATAGATGCTTCTCCTCAAACTTTCGGTGAGATTTTTAGTACGGCTGTACGCGGTGGTGGTGCCCAGTTATCAGCTGATATTAATAGATTTCAGGGACTCGGCCAAATGTTATTTGGTTTTGATGAAGCAGCCCAAAAGAATTTAGAGATTGCAGAAAGTTATGATGCTATATCCGGCGACTTATTAAATCAAATACAACCCTTTGAAAATTTTCTTGAAGAACCTACTCTTGATGGTTTTTTTACTCAAGTAACAAAAGCTTTAGGTCAATTTACTCCTATGATGGTAAGTTCACTTAGTTCCGGTTTAGCTGGGGCTGGTGTTGGTATGTTAGGAAAATTTGGAGCTAGGACTCTTACTAAAAAACCTCTAGACCTGCTGTTAAAAGAGGCGATTAAGAAAAAAGATAAAGGTCTTAAACTTACTCCGGAAGAAGCAGTATTGATACAGGAAGGTCTTGGGTATGCAAAATGGGCAAAACGTGGGGGTATCGCAGGAGCTTTTGGTCAAGAGTACGTGGTAGGTAGCTCTCAGTCCGCCTCTGAATTTCAAGAAGCTGGTATAGAGTTAACCCGTGCTGAAGCCGCACAGGCGGCACTATTAGGTATTCCACAAGCAGTATTAGGCACTGCCTCTGAAACTATTTTTGCTAATGCTTTTTTAAAAGCCTCTTTGAAAAAAAGTCCTTTAGTTGCCTTAGATAGAAAAGCACAAACTTTTGGAGTACAGAACTTAACAAAAAATGAAAAAAAGGCTTACGCTATTTTTCAAAAGAAAATTAATAAAAAAGACCTAACTGAAAAAGAACAAGCCTTTTTAGATTTATATTCTGGGCCAAAAAAGAATATTTTTTCTTCTGCTATCAGAGAGATAGGAAAAGGTTTTATTGGGTCAGGTGCCGTTGAAGGTATTACTGAGGTAGGTCAAGAAGGTTTAGGTGTAGCCCAAAGGTTTGCGATTGACCCTACATATACTAATGAAGACGCTAAGTTAAGGTTAGCCGAAGCTGCTTTTGCTGGGTTTTTTGCTGGAGGTGCTCGAGGGGCAGTAGGAGGAGCAGTAAGCCCAATTATGAGTAAAGTTTCTGATGCTATGGCAAGAGGTAAAGCTGATCAAATTGATTTTCAAGCACAAATAATAAATGAAGCAGGTAATACTGATGCTTTAGAAAAAACTATTGAAACAGTCCAAGCTGAAGTTGAATCTCCAAAACAAGTTATGTTTCTACCCCAATCGAGAGTTGAGACTTATCAAGATATGTACCCAGAGGTAAATTTTGGAGATAGGACTGTAGCTGTACCATATAAAGGTGGAGTAGTAGTTGGTACTCCAGAGACGATGAAGAAAGCTAATAATTTATTCCAAGCAAATATTTCGGCTGACGACGCAAATGTCATAAGTAAGGAAGAAAAAACAAGAAGGAATATAGCGTTTAGAGATGCAGTAATCGAAGCTTTAGACGGTGAAGAACTTAGCGATGTAGTAGACAATGCTACTCACACAATTAAAGTTTTCAATGCTGATGGGCGTATTATTGCCACTAAAGAAGTTAATCAATTTCAAATACAAGAAGAAAGAAGCAAACTTCAAGGTAAATATCCTGAAGCTAACGTAAGAGTATTTACGACAGCTGACTTAGATATAAATAATATGAACTTTGAAGATGAGTCATCTTTAGATGAGATAGACGTAACAGAAGCGTTTGATAATAATGAAGGAGATTCTGCTGCTTTGTCTGGGTTAAGCCCTTTTGAAGTATACAAAGTAGCTCAAGAAGAATCACAAAGAACAGGTGAACCGATTGAAGAGATTATTGAAAGGTTATCAGAACAGCAGAGCGGAGGGTTGTTTGGTGCTCAATTAGAAGACGCTAGATTAACTGCGCAACCTGAAGTATTACTACGTGCTGAAACGGAACTACAACAATTAAAAAAACTTGAAAAAGAAGGAGGGTTGACCCTTTCTCAAAAAAGAAGATTAGATAAATTAAAAAAAGGTGGGGATAAAAAAACAAAAGGAGGGGTTGTAAGAACTGATGCTAGAAAATATAAAAAAACAACCTACCAACCAAAAGTAAATGAAGAAACAGGAGAGTTTTCTACTGAGGACCAAGAGTTAATAGATTTACGTCAAAGGTATTTTGACTCTCTTACTGAACAAGAAAGAACAGAGTTAGGAATTACAGATATAAATTCTCCTAGAATGCAGACATATAGTAGAAGTTTATTAAGAGAATACTTTAGGCAACGAGATAGCCGAGCTGGTACAGACCCAGATATTGGACCTGATTTAACAATTATCCAAGATCCCGACGATGCCAATGCTTATGTTTTCGGTACTTTTGAATCACAAACTGTAGAAGCTAAAGCTTTAGGTTTAGTTGAAACAGCAGTTATAGAAGGCTTTAAATTTTTATCTACGACAGGCGGGGGTGAGGTATCACAGGCTAGTTCTTATTTTAAAATAAGAGTTACGAATGCAGAAGCGGGTGCCACTATAGGGTATGGAGATAAAGAAGTTAATTTTGCTGGGAACGATGTAGCCATTAATTTATATACTTTATTAACTCAAGCAGTGAAAATCTTTCCTCAAATAAAACAAGATTTTACTATGAGTATAGAAGAGCTTTTAGAAAGTGTAGGAGGTAATAGAACTAGAGCCTATAACATTGCTTTAGCGACTATGGTGCCCGAAATTTTTGCGGAGTTTAAAAAGTATGGGTTTGAAGTGGTTATGAAGGAAGACCTCTACACGCCAATGACTAATGAAACAAAACTCGTAAGTACTGAGGGTCAAAATTTAGCAGATGTACCGATGTTTTATAGAAGAATAGACCCAAGTAAACCTGCACAATTACTTAGTCCAATCGAGCTACAACAATTTTCTTTAACTGGATCGATAGAAGCGAGAGAGGTAAGTTCCTTAGAATTTCAAAAATATTTAGATATCTTAAAAGATGTAAAACAAGAGCTAGGTGGAATAGGGTTTGCTACTACAGCTGGAATATTTGTTGATAAATCTGACCTAAACGCCCTTGCTAATAGTTTAGCTCGTAAAAGATATATAGAAGAAGGTGGTAGTGAGTCTTTATTTACCATACCTACAAGGGGTATTAAAAGCTTAACTAGTAGACTGGACGAGTTAGCAGATTTAGAAGCAGAGATAGCGCCGGTTAGCCAACTATACGCAAATTTAGAGACTCAAATAAACAATCGTGGTATATCCGAAAAAGAGCGTAAAAATTTAATTAAGCGACAGAAATCAATCGGTAAACAGTTAACACAGTTAGAGTATGAGTACAACAATTTACAATATGAGTTGAACACTGAGTTTGGAGATTTTAACAAAGTAGATTTAGAAAAACCTCTCGGTGAAGATCAAGCTATGAGAGAAAATGTCGGGGATGACCAAAATTTTCAAGGTCCTTTAGGAGCGCAAACCCCACAAGAAACTATTGGATTTCCTCCAGTTAGATATGCAGTACCTCAATATAAAAATGGTAAGAAAATTTTTGTAACAAAATCTAAAGATTTAGTTTTAGAAGGAACCGAGGCACAAAAAGAAAAACGTTATCCTTTAACTCCAAACGAAATGAGTTTACGAGGCGATGCAAGGTTTGAAAGTGCTACGTTGTCTCCACCCCCAATTGATTTGGCTTTAAAAAGAGACCCTGTAAGTTTACAAAGACAAGCGCAAGCAGCGGAAGAGCAACAAAAAATGCGTTTAAGACTAGAAAAAGAGGAACAACCTAGAAAAGATCGAAAAAGACAAGCGGCTTTATTGAAAAAAGTACAGGATGGCAAGACGCTAACAGAAGCAGAACAAAATAGTTTAGATAGATTAAATGAAAAAACACCATTAAAAAGAATAATATCAGGTGGGCAACTTGGTGCTGACCAGTTCTTTCTTTATATGGCAAAAGCGATGGGTTTAGAAACTGGTGGTACTGCTCCAGAAGGTTTTCAAGTAGAAGGTGGAGTAAGTCTTTCTTTAGAGCCTCAGTTTAATGTAGTAGAAGGGAAAGGATTAAATTATAGAGGGAGAACTAGAAAAAACGTTGAAGATTCTGACGGTACTATTATTTTGACTCAAGAAGATGGGTCACTTGGCAGAGGTTCTCAACTAACCGTTAAGTTCGCCGAAGAACTTGGTAAACCTTTTTTAATTGTTAGTCCTGAAACTTCAGCAGCGACAATAACCAACTTTATAAGAGATAACAATATAGAAGTTTTAAACGGCGCAGGTTCAAGAGCTTCTCTTTATAACATGGATCAACCTCGTAGAGTTCCTATGGAAAGAACACCTATAAGTGAGGTAGCCGCAACTGTAGAACAAACAGATTTAGGTAATAAAATGTTAATGGATATTTTTCCGCAGTTAGCACAAGGAATAATCTTAGCGCAACCTCCTGTAAAAGTTAAAGGGCAAGAAGGCGCAGCGTACAAAGGGACACCTGTATTTAATACTAAATTTGAAACCGACCCAGACGCAATAGACATGGAGTTGGGAGAAATAAAAGTAAGCCAAGGGATGGCAAATATTTTTGATATTAAAGACCCAAAATTTACTAAAGATGTAGGTGATAGTTCTGGCGAACGTTTTATTAGTGAGTTATCTAAAAAAATGAAAGGTTTTGGAGTAACGACAAAAGTGTTCGTTTTAGGTATAGATGACGAAGTTAATTTCCCAACCGACATGAAAACCCAAACTGGGGCACCTTTAAATCTGGTAGTTAGGAATCTGCAGGACCGGAACAGAGCTTCGGGTGGACCTGCATCTGTTTTGAGTGTAATGCATCAGGATGGACCACTTGCAGGATTGCCTAAATATGCGTTTGTAGTTCTTAATCCAGATTCTGCTTTTATAGAAAATCAATTAGAAACTCAAGACCCACTTGTCCAAAATGCTGCTAAAAGTACTTTTATGACTTATGCACTTGCACATGAATTAGGGCATGTATTATTTAAATTTGAGAGTGCAAGACTTGGACTTAGTAGATTTAAATTTTATGGTACAGAAGATCAGACTTTTGATACTGATGCAGACGCTATAAAAGCTCTTGGGATTACCGAAGCAGATTTTAAGAAAGGAGAAGCTTTGTATAGAGCTTATGCTGATGAGTCTTTTGCATTATTTACTAGAGAAATAAGGGGTGAGCCCGGATATAATTATCAAAGCAGAGATTTTCCATTTGAGGAGTGGTATGCAGATAAAGCAGGTTCATTTTTATTAGAACAAGAAGGAACAGTTAAAGAGAATTTACCTAGAGAAATTGTCAAAGAAAGAACACCTGTAAACATTTATGCTGGCGCAAANCAAAATACTGACTTAAGTAATCTTAAAGCACGTCCATTTAGATTTANAGTTACTGGANTANTAGAGGGNGGAGAAAANTANGATAGAAAAACATTTTCTAAGTTTCAAAAATCTACTAATGAAAATACTGGCGTCCAATTCCAAAGTGTTGAGCATGCTTATCAAACTCTTAAGTCAGGCAAGTTTGATGAAAAAGTTTACAACAACCCACGTTGGGGGACCGGTAATGTAAAAATTAGAGGTTTCTTAAAAGAAAACCAAAATACTAACCTTAAGTTAATGAAAGACTTAATTAGGGCTTCTTTAGAACAAAACGCCGACCATAGAAAAGCTTTATTAGATACAGGTAATAGAAAAATAACACATACTCAAGATAANACTATTTGGAAAGAACAATTACCTAAAACTCTTATGGAATTACGAAGGGAGTTTGTAGTTTTAGACAATAAAAATAAAAAAACTGTACGTTCTTACTTTACCGCCTTAGCAAGAAAAGTGCGCGTTTTATTTAATACCTTAAGCGAGTTTCAAATAGGTAGGTTTGATACAAACCCAGTATTTAATGATTATGCTTTTGGGGTAATAGAAGCAGTTAAACGAGGTCTCAATAGGGAGAATGTAGGTATATCGGTTACCGAGTCTAAAGACATAGATAATTGGGTCCAAGGTAGTGCTGATGTTGTACAAAAAGCAGTAGGTAAAAAGAATGCTACTCGTTTTGAAGCTTTAATTAAGAAGATTTTAAAAAGCGAAGCAGCTAATGATATTTACAAATTCTTAGTGTACATCTTAGCTCCAGCAGATAACTTTTTACGTTTAGTATCTCCAGAACTCGGTAAAGCTCTTTACTCTAGATCTCAAACTGTAGAAGCGACTGGTTTCTTTAACTACCACCCTATAGTGCAGTACAGATATATTAATGATTTTTATAAAATATTTAACATAGTAAAAGACCCCACACAAGAAGATTTAGCTAATATTGATAATATTTTAGAAGGGGCTGAACAACTAGCTGCTCTACCATTAGAAGAAAGAGCTAATGCAGCGAATAAACTTGTAGTAATAGATAAGGATGGTAACTCTGTGCAAGTAGATGGGGGTAAAGCCTTAGATGTTCTTAAGTACTTTGAGAAGTTTTATGATGATTATATTTTACCTAATGAAATAAATCCTAAAAAACCTAAAGTTCAAAAAAATATAACTTTCTTTACTAGGCAGTTTGACATAGCTAAGTTAGCTGCAGAACCCGAAGCAAGAGAAGCTTTAGTAAAAGTTTTGAAAAAATATAACCCTAAATCTACTACAGAAGAGTTAAGAAATGCAGTAGATAAAATGGTTTTATATGATGAAAGTCTTGATGCTATAGAAGCAGAGGGAGCTGCAGACTTGTCTATTGGTATGCAAAAAGATAGACGACCTCTTTTTATAAATATAAGCAATAACGCCGACTTACGTAATATAGAAGGTATTGGTGATTTAATTATTCCTGCGCACCATGCAGTCCGAAAATATATTTCTGAAAATGTTAAAAAAATAGAATTTAAGAAAAAAGTTCGTGTAAAAATAACTAAAAAAGATATTGCAAATAATTCAAACCAATTAGATAAAAAACAAGAAGGTGTATTTTATTCTGGTCCCAGAGCGGCAGAAATTTTAATTAATCGAATAGACAACGATAGAGATAGAGGACGTGCAAGGAAAGCAGTTCAAGCTATGTTAGGAAGAGCGGGTATGAATATGCCCGGCTGGTTAAGGACTGTACAAAGTTATCTATTAGCTTTAAATGTCATGACATACTTAACTTTTGCCACTGTTGCTTCTTTACCAGATTTAGCTGGCCCAGCATTACGATCTAAAGAAATGAGTATTTTTAGTAGTACTTTTATAAACTCAGTAAAAGATACTTGGACAAATAGAAAAGAGTTAGAACAGTTTGCGCGTGATGTAGGCGTTATTGGCTTTGATTCTATATCTCAGATGTATATTAATGCTGGTGAGTTAGGTTATATGACAGAAGGAACAAAATACTATACTCAACAGTTTTTTAAATTTACAGGATTAGAATGGTACACAAGATTTACAAGAATCTTTGCTGCTGGTATGGGTCGACAGTTTCTTATTAAGCATGCTAATGACAACTCTGCTAAATCAAAAGCTTATTTAACTGAGCTACAAGTTACACCTGAACAAATAAAAGCAGCGCAAGACTCTGATTGGGATTTTAGTGACTCTCAACATAGAGAAGTGCAAGATGCGATAGCTAGATTTACTGAAGAATCGGTTGTACGTCCGAATGCTGCAGAAAGACCAGGTTGGGCTTCTAACCCATACACAGCTTTAATATTCCAACTTAAATCATTCTTCTACGCGTATGGTAAGAATATTATAGGTGGTGTAATTAGAAATACTCAAAGTACCTATGGTCGAGAAGGTAGGATACCTGCTGCTGCGTTACCTGCAGTTTTAGCCCTTACTTCACTATTACCATTAGCGATGGTAGGTATGGAACTACGTGAGTTATTAAAATTTTTACTTTCTCCCCTTTCAGGAACAGTAGACTTTAATTCAAACACTGAGGCGGGTGTTTTTGATTTTAATAAATTCAGAACAAATGAAATGGGCTATGGTGAGTATTTACTAGAGGCTGCTGACCGTTCTGGAGCATTTGGAGCATGGACTATGTTGTTCCCTATGTTTGAAGCGGGGAGGTTTGGAGATGAGTTCTACACAAGTCTACTAGGCCCAAGTGCACAGAGATTAGAAGATTTAATAAAAGGTGACGCTCAATTTAAAGATTACCAACCCTTCGCGGGCGCATTTTAATAATATATAATGAGGTAAATTATGGCTTATTCATCAACAATTAAATTAGTAGTGGGGGATACTTTACCTACTCTAAATTTTACATTAAAGGACAGTAATACTGCAGCTTCTGGTAAAACGTTAGATGCCGATGATAGTACAACATGGGCAGCAGTAAATCTGTCTGGTAGTACTGTACGTTTTAGAATCCGTGAAGTAGGTACTACAACTGTATTAAAAACAATCACCGGTTCAATTACAGGCGCTTCTAACGGAGAAGTGAGTGTAGCTTTTCCTAGTGATACTTGGACAGCTGCTGGTACTTTTGAAGGTGAAATAGAACACACTACAAGTGGTAGTGGGATCCAAACTGTACAAGATTTAATTAAGTTCCAAGTGCGCGATGACTTTGATTAATGGCACTTCGAGCAATAGTATCAAATACTAGTCTACGCGCTATAGTAGATACTGACTCGTTAGAGCCAGTTACGGTCTTTCAAAACATACAATCTTTAGTTAGTTTTGTTAATCTAGAATATGGTATAGATTTTCTTAATCTTTCTGCTGTAGATATAGTTACAGATGCAGATTCTAAAAACTTATATTTTGCTCCCGGATATCAAGAAGATAAGGCTTTAACGGTAACTATTACAGAGTCTTTAGCCAATGCTATTGCTAAAACTGTAGCTGCAGATACTACTTCAATATTAGAGGCAGCAGCTTTAAACGCAGGTAAAACCGCAGCTGATAGTGTAAGTTTTAGTGATAGCGTTGTAACGCTACTAATTTTTGAACGTGCGTTTTCGGATACACTTAGTGTAGCAGAAAGTTCTGTTCTTAACTTCGGTAAAAATCCGTCAGATTCGGCAAACATCGGAGAATCGTATGCTAGTTCGTTTGGTAAAGCAGCTTCGGATACCACAACAATCAGTGAAACTTATACTCCAGATTTTGGTAAAAATCCCGCTGATACTGTATCGATAGCGGAGTCTTTTGCTAGTGTGCGTACTTTTGTAAGAGCCTTTAGTGATTCACATAGTTTGGATGATACTGCAAGTGCAAGTGATGATTTAGCTACAGAATCTGGAGTAAACAAAAATAATGTAGTTTCCGTAGGAGAAAGTTTAGATTCTTTTGCCGTAAGTAAGGCTTTAAGCGATACGCCTACAGTTTCAGAAAGTTTTGCTCATGCATTTAGTCCTGCAACCATAGCAGACTCTACAAGTGTAGGAGAAGCCCATGCGGTTAGTTTTGGGCAAGGCACTATTGCAAATAGTGTTTCAGTATCCGAATCAATTAATGTACAATTGACGGAAGGTGCAACCTCGTTAATAAACGCGGCTGCCCTTAATACGTATTCAATTAACTCTTAAGAGGTTTTTATGTCAAATATAAATGACGCATTAAAAATGAAAGGACGTCTACAAATACATTTGAACGACGAACTTGTACAAGAAGTTGACAACTTAGTTGTTACTGCTGGTAAAGGTTACGTCGCTTCTCGTATAAAAGATGCTAGTGCAACTGCTATGTCACACATGGCTATTGGATCTGGAAGTTCAGCCGCTGGTGCGAGTGATACTGCTCTAGGTTCACAGTTAGGTAGAGTAGCTCTTACAAGTACAACCGTTTCTAGTGCTGTAGTTACTTATGTAGCTAGTTTTCCAGCAGGAACTGGTACTGGTGCTGTAACCGAAGCTGGTATTTTAAATGCTAGTTCTGGTGGTACTATGCTATGTAGAACAGTCTTTTCCGTTGTAAACAAAGGTGCATCAGATAGTATGACAGTCACTTGGACAGTGACAGTTAGTTAAACCAAGGAGGTTCTACTGTGGGCTTGCTTTTTAAAAACAACGCCGAAACTACTTTATCGGGCGGGATAAATGACTCAGTCACGACAATTTCTGTAGCGTCTGCGGCTGTTTTTCCTACACCTGATGCTAATAATGTCTTCTTTGCCACTCTCGATGATGGCACTAATGTAGAAACTGTTAAAGTTACTGGTATTTCTAGTAACGATCTTACTGTCGTAAGAGAACAAGACAATACTTCGGCTGCTGCTTTTAGTACTGGAACTAAAATAGAACTTAGACTAAACGCTAAAGTACTCGACATGGGTACGGGTAGTCTTACTGATTTAGATGCTGATACTAAGATTCAAGTAGAAGAAAGTTCTGATGAAGATAAAATACGTTTTGATACTGGCGGTACTGAACGAGTAATTATAGACTCAACA